TGAAGCCGCAGTCTAGGCCAGTTGTGGCAAAACACATCACCAAGACTGTTGTCTGTCAAGTAAAATACCTGCTGTGTAACACACAGCAGGTGCGGTATCCAACGAGCAAAAATCAACTCATCGCCCAAGCCGCACTCACCAACCAAACAGATTTTTTTGTTGGCAAGATCTTGACCTTGCCATCTTGCACACCGGGGCAGCTGACGCCATCTTGTTTCACCAATCCACAAGTTAGCACCTAGCTGTTTGCCTAGACTTAATGTTTCAAATCCCTGTTTCCATTGACAACGGCGAAACAAATGCTGAGCCAAGTCGTGATATTTTTCAAAACAATCTTGCTTGATGTTAACTAGAATATTTTCAGCTTGATCTAATAAGCCTGCTTGTGCATGATAACTGGCCCACAGTCTTAAATCTTGTGGGGTTTCGCTGCAACCAAGCTCAAGATATTTTTTATACCATGCAACAGCCTGATGTGGTTCCTTTAAATGGCTATAACATGCGGCTGAGTTTCTAGCTATTTCCGGAGTTAAATGCCCCAACAGCTTTAATGTTTGATAGTTTTGTTGCAGGGCTTGTGCATATTGCCCTGTTTGATAGTAACTGGAGGCTAAACTATCACTTGTAGTTACAAGATTATAACTCATAAATCAACAATGCCCTGGCAGGGTATAACTTAATATTGGTGGAATTTTTGATGTCCCAGTTAAACCCTGCTAACTTGCAATCATGGAATATGCTGACGACCAGGTTTGTGAACTTGTATCAACAAAATAACTGATTGTGCAACATTGCTGCGAGTGTTAAGGGCAAAATACAGTTCATCTTCTGTTATTTGTTTGGTTCTAACTTGCTCGCTCCAATAAGGCACCCACTCATGTTTGACATCACATACTTCAATGTCGATGTCATAGACTAGACTTAGAGGAGATTCTGCTTGCTTGAGTTTTTGCATTTCCAAGGCACGCTTTTGATCAAACATTCTAAATGTAGTTTGTGTGAGTCTGCGTATGTGAGTGGGATCGTCATAAGCTAGATCTGATCTGTGGTGAGGAAACTGAACTTCCCAAGCTGCCCCATTTGCTGATACTCTGTACATTTCTTTTATCACAGCAATAAAATCATCACCACTAACACCCACATGCTCGAGAATGTCTTTTGCCACGATGTGATCAACTGATCCTGATTCAAACGGCCAAGGAAACTGCATCAAGTCATGTTTTACATCAGGTTCAGCAATATCACTTATGTCAACATTAACAAATCCCTCGAGTTTTTGAAAACCGCAGCCGAGATTCAACTTGATTTTTTTGTCTGTTATTTGTGGCAACTCAGTGTTTGCTAGATTGAAATGTCGTTCAAGATCTTGATAAAGCTCTAGGAAAGTGTCGCTCCATTCCCTAGGTTTCTTTTGACGGTATAATCTTGCGCTGGTGTAAAATGGTGAAATATGGGATTCAGGAGCACCCCATGCCCATGTGTGATAGGGCAATATGGGAACAACCACCCAAGTGGGCTTGCCAAGAGCCGCTGCTGCATGTGCAATGCTTGTGCAACTGGTGATTATCAAATCCATCTTGCTCAAGGCAGCAAGTGTGTCTTCCCAACTGATCAAAAAATGTTCAAGATCAACAATGGAATCATCAAGAGTCACAGTGTGGTGATCACGTTGGAAACTATAAACTTGCAGTTCGGGATAGCGATTGAGTGAGGTTAAAAACTGAGGAGGGAACAGGCGAAACTGTTGATGTTCAAACTTGGGATTGCCAGCCCATCTAACACCCACTTTTATTTTGTCGCTTTTTATAAGTGATTCCCACACTTGCGAACTAGTGGGGTTCACAGTGAGATAGCTGTCTCGTGTAATTGTGCTGAAATCATTGCCCAATACCCAACCAGCACTAAAAGCCGGCAGCCAGTAGTCGTGACTTACAGTGTGTGCTTCGTCTCTTTGGATTACACCGTCAACACCTGGCAGTCTTTCAAATACAGTTTTCAGCTCGGGACTTGCAGCAATGTAAACTTTTTCAAAACCACGCTGTTTAAACTGATGAGCAAATCTAGCATGAATGATTTCATCACCCAAGCCGCCTTCCAAACTGAGAATAATAGTTTTACCTTGAGGATCATGTTCTTGTGAGTTCCATAAGGGAGCGCCAGTCTTTAACAGGCCACTGCCATATACATTCAAATAACGACCGTTTTCCAACAACTGACAGCCTTGTTGATATTGGCCTTGTTGCAGTAAAAACCATCCGCGATTGAAACTGTGGCGTGTCCACATTTCGGGATTTTTGTTGCCTTCGTTGTCTTGAATATCTTCAGGACCTTGGGCTTCAAGTTTTTCTGATATAGTCCATGCCTCGGCAAATTTGCCCTCAAGCATGAGTTTTAATTCTTCATCAATAGGATGCATTGAGTAAAGTCTCCAATTTTCAAGATTATACTAGGTTGCGGTTGCTTGCGCAAATAAACCATATTCCTGAATAGTAGCTGACTGCTACTAGTGAGCCTATCTTACAAACCACCTGGCGATTGGCTTGTGGCAGCTAACCCTGCGCGCGCTGTTCCGAGAGCAGTGCCACTTGCAACTGCATCGCCAGAATATTCGTATTTGTCAGTTGCGGTGGTATTGCCAGAACTGCCGCTGCCACCACCAAATATACCCACTGTGCCATTGCCTGCAGCAGCTAGATAATTTCGCGCCGTTCCAAGAGCAGTTCCCGCTACTCGTGTATCACCGCTGTAGGTGTATTTGTCAGTAGTTGCTACTGGACCCGCAGCAATACCACCACCAAAAATACCCAGTGTGCTGTTTCCCGCAGCAGCGAGGCCGTAGCGCGCTGTTCCGAGAACAGTGCCACCTGCAACTGCATCCGTGGAATATGTATATTTGTCAGTTACGGCGGTGACGGTACTGATATAACCGCCACCAAAAATACCCTGTGTAGAGTTACCCGCAGCAGCAAGGCTATCGCGCGCTGTTCCAAGAGCGGTTCCTGCCACTCGTGTATCACTGCTGTATGTGTATTTGTCTGTCATGGCTGTAAGAGTGCCGCCGGTAAATCCACCACCAAAAATACCCTGTGTGGAGTTACCCGCAGCAGCAAGGGCGGAGCGCCCTATTCCGAGAGAGGTACCAGCAACACAAGTATCTCCAGAATATGTATATTTGTCAGTGACAGCAACGATAGCAGTGCCGATATAACCGCCACCAAAAATACCACGTGTGCTGTTACCCGCAGCAGCAAGATAGTAGCGCGCCGTTCCAAGAGCAGTCCCAGCTGCTACTATATCACCGCTGTAGGTGTATTTGTCTGTCACGGCGGTAACAGCGGAAGTAAATCCGCCACCAAACAACGCAAAATCTGTACCAGGAGGAGGAGGAGTTGGAATAGGAGGAATTACAACTGTGCCTGTTATCGCACCTGCGAAATTACCAGCGTAGCCAGTACCCAGGTTAGCCCAGGAAGTAGCAGTTGGACCACTTACAAGAACAGGTGAGGAACGGTTAGTTGTTGTTAAATCACCCAGCTGACCATTTGCATTATTACCCCAAGCATATAGTCTACCTGTAGAGGTAACACCCACGCTGTGAGATAGTCCAGCACCAATAACCAACCAACTTGTAATTTCAGGTGCTTGTATTACTACAGGGGAACTCACGTTAACTACTGACCCTATACCAGCTTGACCTAACGTGTTAAAGCCCCAGCCATATCCTAAACCTGCTGTTGTAATAGCTATTATTGTAGTATTACCTGTGCCTCCTGAAGCCAAAAAACTCCAACTGGTAGCAGCGGGTCCAGAAACCAAGATCGGAGATGACTTTGATATAGTTGTCAAATCCCCCAGTTGTCCAACATTATTACTGCCCCACGCATAAAGTCTTCCTGTTGTTGTTATAGCATAACTCTGTTCTTGAAAAGGTGAAGATTCATTGCCTAATGTAGAAACAACTGACCAACTAGTAGCCGCAGGTCCTGACACTAATACAGGAGATGATTTTGTAGTTAAAGACAAATCTCCCAACTGTCCACTGGCATTGTATCCCCAGGCATATAATACACCAGTGGTAGATATTGCCAAAGAATGCCAAAATCCACCAGCAATAGCTGACCAACTTGTATTGGCAGGCCCAGATACCAATATAGGTGTTGATTTGGCAACAGTAGTAAGATCTCCTAATTCTGCATCTATGTTGCGTCCCCATGCATATAACCGGCCTGTTGTATTGACTGCCAGAGAAAAAAATCCTCCACTTGATATTAATGCCCAACTTGTTGCAGCAGGACCAGATACTAAAACCGGACTGCTGACAGAGAGAGCTGCATTGTTCCCTAACTGCCCTGATGTTCCCAGTCCCCAAGCATACAATCGACCTGTAGTTGTAATACCTAATGTATGAGCTCCTCCGTTTGCAATAGCCTGCCAGCTTGCCCCTGCAGGTCCTGAAACTAACACAGGCGATGACTTGGTGATTGTAGAGAGATCTCCCAACTGGCCAAAAGTGTTTGCTCCCCATGCCCATAAAGTTCCATCAGATCTTATCGCCGAACTATATATTGCTCCAGCAGCAACAGAGTTCCATGACCCCGATCCTATTTGAATTGGCGTTGACTTTGATACAAGTGTACTATCGCCCAGTTGTCCATTTGTATTATTCCCCCATGCCCACAGCGTGTTGTCAGATCTAATAGCCACTGCATGTCTAAAGCCTGTTGCGATTTGTTTCCAACTTAACGGGCGGGCTGGTGATGCAACTAATACCGGACTGCTGACAGTTAAAGCTGCATTGGTCCCTAATTGACCTGATGTTCCCAGTCCCCAGGCGTATAGAATAAAATTAACTGTAGCTGCCAATACATGCGTACCTCCGGCAGCAATAAGTGCCCAACTTGTTGACGCAGGACCACTTACCAGCACAGGGCTGGACGTGGAAGTAGTGACAAGGGTTGCAATACCCAGCTGTCCTTCAGCGTTTCTGCCCCATGCAAACAATCTGCCAGCTGCGTTAAGTCCATATCCTGCGGCAGCGCCTGCACCAACTGCGGTCCAAGAACTAGATCCAATCTTGACGGGACTGCTTTTACTTGTCACAGTTCCATCTCCCAATCTTCCTTGTCCTCCAGTCCCCCAGGTATATAAAGCACCTAAACTTGTAACAGCAATAGAAAATCCACCGCCTGCGCTAATAGCCGACCAACTGGTGGCAGCTGGACCGCTTACTAGCGTGGGTGTAGACACATTTGTTGTTGTTAATCGACCTCCTTCACCATTGAGATTATATCCCCAGGCAAATAATCGACCCTCTGTTGTGATGCCTAGACTAAATCCGTCGCCTGCTGACACCGCAGTCCATGAACTTGTTCCCACTTGTTGCGGGATACTGGCAACAGTTGTTGGATAAAAATAAGTTAGGCCATCTCCTGCAAAATAAAAGTTATTTTGACTGTCAACAAACTGACCAAAACTCAAGGATGCACTGGCCACAGTCCAACTTCCACTAGCAGGTGATTGAACAGCCACAGGGCTACTATACGTACCTAGAGTTCCTACACCAAGATTTCCCAAGGTGTTGTTGCCCCATGCATATAATGCACCAACAGTGGTAATAGCCAAGCTTGTTTGGTTTTTTATTCTCACAAAACTCCAACTGGTAGCAGCAGGGCCACTAACTAAAACTGGACTGCTCACGCTGGTAAGCGAGCTTATACCCACTTGTCCGGATGTGTTTAGGCCCCAGGCATATAACCGCCCGGCTGTTGTTATTCCTGCACTATAACTTGTACCTGCAGACACGCTGGCCCAACTGGTTGCAGCAGGACCACTTACAACGACCCAACCTGAAACTTGTAACAAGCTGGAGTTTCCCAATTGTCCTGCTGACGCTGAACCTGTTGCGTATGGCCTTCCTTGGAAGAGAAGCAAACTATGAGTATCACCAGCAGCTACGCTAGTTGTAGGAGAGACACCTACAAGCAAAGGGCTTGACCAGTTGAAAACGGTGCTACCACTCCCCAGTTGGCCATTAGCACCGTTACCCCAAGCATACCCTACTTGCCCTGTTGTTATTGCCATGCTATGCGCGCCACCGGCACTTACAGCCAACCAACTAGTTGCAGCAGGACCGCTTACTAATACTGGTGATGATTTAGTTACTATGGACAAATCGCCTAATCGTCCGCTTACATTAGATCCCCAAGCATATAATCTGCCTAATGTAGTGATAGCCAACGCATGACTTGTTCCAGCAGATATAGCCGACCAGCTTGCACCTGCAGGGCCTGATACTAATACAGGTGAACTAGTTGAAGTTAAACTTGATGTACCCAGGGCACCTGCTGCATTATTTCCCCAAGCCCATAATGTGCCATCAGTTTTAATACCCAGGGCCCAGGCGCCACCAAGACTGACATCTACAGTTTGCCAACCAGTTCCAATGCTTACTCGACTGCTTTTATATTGACCGGCTGCTGTATCAAAACCGCACTGCCCATATAGATTGCCACCCCAGGCCCATAATGTGCCATTGGATTTGATAGCTAAAGTATGTAAAGTGCCTACTGACAACCGTGACCACTGACTGCTATCTACTTGTATGGGACTGCTGATACTTGATACACCAGCAAAACTCTTGCCTAATGTACCTTGGCTGTTATCACCCCACATATACAAAATATTGACTGTGCTAGAAGCCTGTGGGGCTGTGCCTAGAAGTTTGGAAAATAACATGTTATACCTCGGGCACAGAGGGCCATGTTACTTGATCTATGTCAATCATGGTTTCATAAGGTGGATTGCTGTAAACTGTGTTAATGTTTCTTACCTCAGCTCGGTATTGAGTCCATGTTGTTTTCCAAGTATCATCGTGTTGGTTTTGAATATCCATCAACTGTGTCCAGTCGCAATCCTGTAGTTTTTGATTACGTATGCCCAGCAACTGTTGCATAAATGAATCACGTTGCATTTGCCAAATCTGTTGGGGGGTTGGCGCATTGGGTATGGGCACAACGGGCTGATTTTCCCATATGATGTTTTCACTGGCTTGATATACAAACGTAGTTGCACCATAAGTTTCAGTCCAAGGATCGCTAATAGGCTGTGTTGTATTAACAACAGGAAACCAACTTAACTGCGTTAGTAAATCAGGCTCTGTAGACAAGCTGGAAAAGTTACTGATGTTCCGCCAGTTGGCTGGCAAGGTATCATATAACTCTTGCACTTGATTATCCGATACATATCCCCATTTTGCCATTATAGATTTTGCCCGCTGATAAAAGAGTTAAAAGTTGCACCTTGATCTGTGCTAAAGAATGTTAATACATCTCGTTTTCCTGCTGTGCTGGTAATAGTGGGTGCAGTGTTTCCCGGCCACCTTATGCTGTTGGGCCATGCAATGGCATACGATGTGCCTGTGCCATTTGCAATTATTATAAATCCTGTGCCCTGATTTCCTGCTGCTATGGTGTTGGCACTACTGATTGTTACACTAGTTACAGTTGCATTTATCGCTACGTTGAATATTGTTGCAGTTGCTAAATCTAAAGTTAAAGTTCCAGCTGAAATAGCAGGATTGCTCACAGTTTCATTGTAAGCACGCAAGTTAACCAATCCTGTGAATGTACTAGTGGCAAATGTGCTCACGCCACCTAAAGTCAAAACATTACTACCAGGTGTGAAGCTAATATCAGGATCTGTGCTAATCTGCAAGTTTCCTGACTGTGCATTTACAAATGTGGGATATAAAACTGCGCTTGCAGTATCTATGCTAACGTTGACATTAGATGGAGTTATTCCAGTTGCCCCAGTAAGTCCAGTTGCCCCAGTAAGTCCTGTTGCACCTGTTGGTCCTGTTACAGTAGAAGCAGCACCAGTTGGGCCAGTTGCTCCAGTGGGACCTGTTACACCTTGAGGTCCTTGTGGACCCGTTGCACCTAATCCTGTAGCCCCTGTGGGTCCTGTTGGTCCAGGATCACCTTGAGATCCTGTTGGACCTGTTGAACCACTTCCTTGTGGTCCTTGCAGGCCAGTTGCACCTGTTGGCCCTGTTGGGCCTAGATTACCTTGAGCACCTGTTGGGCCTGTAGGTCCTGTGTTACCAGTCCCTGGGGCACCCTGTGGTCCAGTTATACCTGTGCTGCCTTGAGATCCAGTAGCGCCTGTTGGTCCTGTTACTCCATCAGCGCCATATGCAATTAAATGTGCTGAAAACCAAGTTCCTGGACCATCAGCAGTGCCATATTGCACTGTAACATTACTTCCGGTACCGTTAAAGGCAGTAACTTGAACAGAGTCAGTAGATCCATTGAAGTAAACAACTTTACTGCCACCAAGTGAAATTCCCGTAGACGTTACAGTTTGAACTTGGGCAATTAATATAGTGGCAGTGTTTTTAAGTATCTGGGCGTTGTATTGATTAGTTGCCACAGACGCTGCACTGAACCAAACACCGAAACTTAAATTATAATAACCCGCAACAGTTGGTTGGAATGTATATGTGCTTGCGTTCCACCAGTTTTGTGGATCATAATAATCAGCTAAGGGTAAAACTAACGTACTTGCGCTGGCAACTGTTTGATCACCAGTTAAGATAGCAGTTAAAATGTAAGAACTAGCTGCTAATGTAGACGCAGGACCAACAGGACCAGTGGGGCCTGTTACACCTGTTACACCCGGGGTGCCAGTTGCTCCAGTTGCGCCACTACCAGTAGGTCCTGTTAAGCCAGTTGCGCCAGTGGGTCCTTGAGATCCTGTTGCACCTGTTGGTCCGGTAGCTCCAGTAGGGCCTGTAACACCAAGATTGCCTTGTGCGCCTGTAGGTCCTGTTATACCTGTGGCACCAGTAGCACCACTGCCTGTTGCACCTGTTGGACCTATAAGTCCCGTGGCGCCAGTAGCACCCAACAAGCCTTGTGGTCCTTGAGCGCCTGTGGGACCAATAATGCCCGCAGTTATAGCGAGAAATAACTCATGATCATTGGTGAAGTTGGAACTTCCTGTGCCACTGTTACTTACCAAACTTACGGATAAAGTTGTCCACCTTGTGGCACCGCTGCCGTTGCTGGTGTTTGTGGCAACTTGCCAGACTTGGTAGTTTTCGCTTATGTTACGATCTTGTACAGTAAACTGTTGAGTAGGTGAAATCAAATCAAGGAAAAGATCAATATCGGTATTTGTGTCAGTCAAGTGACTGATAAAGATGTTACCACTGGAAATTTGATTGATATTATCCCAAGCTATATGACCATCACTGGGATAAGAATCACTTTGGGTTGTTGTATTAGCTTTATATAAAAACAAGGCGCTGCTGGGACCTTGCAATCCAGTTGCACCTGTTGCTCCTTGTGGTCCTGTAACACCTGTAGAACCTGTTAACCCTTGTGCGCCTGTAGGCCCAGTTTGACCTGCCACCCCTGTTGCGCCCGTTGGGCCCGTTGGTCCCACTGCACCAGTTGCACCAGTTGACCCAATGGAACCTTGAGCACCCGTGTTACCTGTTGCACCTGTTGGACCAGTAGAGCCAGTTGTTCCTGGATTACCTTGAGCACCTGTGGGACCAGTTGCACCAAATCCTGTAGCACCAGTTGGCCCAGTTAGGCCAGCGGCGCCTGTTACGCCTGTAATACCTTGGTTGCCTTGTGGTCCTTGTGGTCCCGCAACCCCAGTATATCCTGTGGGACCAGTAACAGTGCTGCTTGCACCCTGTGGCCCAGTAAACCCTTGTGGACCTTGTAGTCCCGTGGGTCCGGTTACACCTGTTGCACCAGTGTCACTTGTGGGTCCTGTGGGCCCTTGAGGTCCCAATAAACCAGTTGCGCCCGTGGGTCCTGTTAGACCTGTTGCACCAGTAGCACCAGTTGCACCAGTAAATCCTGTTGCACCAGTAGGTCCTGTAAGTCCAGTTGCGCCTGTTGCGCCAGTAGCACCAGTAAATCCTGTTGCACCAGTAGGTCCTGTAAGTCCTGTTGCTCCTGTTGCGCCAGTAAAACCTGTTGATCCTGTGGGACCTGTAACACCAGTTGCACCAGTTGGACCAGTTACACCTGTGGGACCTGTTGCTCCAGTAGCACCTGAGAAACCAATAGGGCCTGTTGGTCCTGTAGGCAGTGTAGCACGGAATCTCATTTGAATATCCACAATGAGATCTTGTGGTAGAGTTAACTCGGGCTCATTGGCAAATATTGGCACCCCATCAGTTGCTTGCCTGACAATCAAACAGTCAAACACACCCGGTAAGCTGGGAGGACCAATGTTTATACCACTTTGTGTGGGATCGTTGTAGAGGTTGTATAAATTAATGTCCTCAACGTCGCATGTGATTGTAGATGCATTTTGGCTGGCTATGCCGGTTATTTGCACAGCAAAACTAAAGTTGATGAAAACCAACCAATCACCTACTTGAACATCTAAACCATTGTAAGCATATGGCTCGCGAGTGTATGGGTCGCTGTGATTTTGTACTAGTACACTTAAACTAATAAACCATTGATAAGGTGTACCATTCCAAGGATTTCCTGGGGGAGTGTTAACCAAGGCCACAGGAGTTTCGCTGACAACTGTAGTTTTAAGTGTTATAGGAACTTCTGAAGTCATAGTTTACCTTTAATAAAATATTAAAACTATTCGGGCCAGTCCTGTGGGGTAGGAACCCACGTTGGTTGCATTTATGTTTACTATAGTAAATTGATTTACGGCAGTACTATCGTAACTGGCGTACATTATGGCGTTGGGCCCCCTTACAGCATAGGTTGTAGTCACGGCACTTTGTTTGCCCCAAGTGAAGAAACCACTCAAAAAACTACCAACAGTATGAGTAACTGTTATAGTAGTTACTGTGGTAGTAGCCGACCATCCTGCAGGTAAGTTGCTTACGCTGGCTACACCACCACTGCTATCAAAAGCCACATTAAATTGAAATACACTGGTTAACACCATGCCAGTTGCACCTGCAGGACCTGTCACGCCAGCTGTTCCTGTGGGACCTGTGGGGCCTAATATACCTGTGGGACCTGTGGGCCCAGTTTCACCTGTTGCACCAATAGGTCCACCACTTGGCCCTGTGGGCCCAGTTTCACCTGTTGCTCCTATAGGACCTCCGCTGGGTCCAGTGGGACCTAATGGCCCAGTTGACCCTGTGGGCCCAGTTGCACCTGAAAATCCTGTTGCACCTGTGCTGCCTATACCAGTTGCACCAGTTGCGCCTCGAGGACCTCCAGCAGGTCCCGTGGGGCCACTTGCACCAGTGGGTCCAGTATAACCTGTTGCACCAACAGGTCCGCCGCTGGGTCCTGTGGGTCCAGTAAAACCTGTGCTGCCAGTTGCACCAACAGGCCCGCCACTGGGTCCAGTGGGACCTTGTAGCCCTGTTGCACCACTTATTACAGGAGTAACAGGTGCAATGCTGCCAAAGTTCATCAATACTTGGACCACACTGCCATAACCTGTAACAGGTGGAGTTAATCCCAAATAAGTTCTATCCATTCGGGCACGAACCCAAATGTAGTTGCCACTAAAACTCCAACTCCACGTGCCAGTGTCACCACCATTCAAACCTGTGGGTGCAGCGGGATTAAGAGGAAATTGTATATACGGTAAACCACCAGCAAGATTTACTGGTGCCCAGTCCGTTGCGCCGGGCGTTGATGCCAAACTTACTTCAATATAAATGCGACCAACAAAGTTCTGCACTGTCATGGCAATAGTGTGAGTATTGCCAAGGCTTTGATTCCAACCGGCACCGCGTTGTTCAGTGCCTGTATAACTCACAGGCGTTGTTACAGTTGGCAGAAGTTCTGAGCTATACATATCGCATCCCTAAATACTGGATATTTATAGCTTTTTGTGTTTGTTTACACGACGCTTTTTCTTTTACGTCCGCGTTTTTTGCCAGTGTATTGGTTGGTGCCGTCCCAGTTGAGATTGAACACACTGGCAAAACGTCGAGGTTCCATGCCATTAATGGAAATCACAGCAGGCAACGTGATTTCCCGTATTGTGGCACTGCTAAAACTTTTTGCCAGTATGTGTGGTTCTGGACTTTCATGATTTATACCCACAGGGTAGAAATCATCTTGGCTAGCATAACTTACACCTCGATAATCTCTACGCTGGCAATGGCATCGTAATATAGTGGTTTCATCAAACACATTGAGGTTCCATAAAGCAAGTAAAACGTGTGTCATGAGTTAAACCACTGTCTCCAACTCAGCAGTGCTGGGAATACCCAGAGATTCTTCACGATTTTCTCCGAGATATTCAAAATGCAACTCTTGATCTCTTGTGGAAATCATCACAGCACCGCCGTGTTCCAAGCAACCCCAAAGCATTTCTTTTGCCAAGTGTTTGCTGATATCACGGTCCATTATTCTATTAACAACTCGTGCACCTTGATCCTGCTTGATGCATCGATTAGTCAAAATTGCCACTGCGGCATCGTTCACACATATCTTGACATTGCGTTGAGCTGCACGCTGTTGCAAGTCGCCAATAGCATGTCGCACGATTTTTTCAATTTCTCCTTGCCCTAAGTCTTGGAACCTAACCACTGCATCAAGGCGATTTCTAAACTCCGGCGTAAACCAGTTTTGTATGGCAGCAACATCTGCATTGGTATTTTTCGTGCTACCAAATCCAATGCTGTGTTTTTCACGCTCCTGCGCTCCCAAGTTGCTGGTGAAAATCACCCAAGCATTTCGCACACTGGCCTCACGGCCGTTCAAACTTGTAATAGTGCCAGTGTCCATGATTTGCAAAAACATGTGTTGAATATCGGGATGTGCTTTTTCTATTTCATCAAACAACAACACACAATGACCATGCTTGGTTAGGGCATTTATAAGTTCGCCGTTGCCTGTTTGTCCATCTTGGTATCCCACATAACCCGGCGGGCTGCCTAATAGGCGACTTACTGTATGTTTGTCTTGGAACTCACTCATGTTAAATCGTTTTAGAGGAATACCAAGATGTTGAGCAAGCATGCGTGCAACCATGGTTTTACCTACGCCTGTGCTGCCGGTAAACAAGTATGCCCCTTGAGTTCTTTCTGCATGTCGTAAACCGCTGCGGTTGACCCACACACTTTCTGCAAGAGTTTCACAAGCTGCGTGCTGTCCAAAAACCACACTGGCAAGATTTTCCAAGAGATTGTTAACAGTTTTAACTTGAGCTGCGTTACGTGTAATGGGAGTTTTTGTAATATTTTCCACAACTTGTTCCACGTCTTCCACAGTTACTCGAGTGGTTTTTGCCGAGATTTTTACTCGACTTCCAGCTTGATCCAAAATATCCAGGGCTTTGTCGGGAAGTTTTAAATGTCCAATATAACGTTGACTTAGGTCAATAGCAGCAGTAACACAACCGTCTTGATATTCCACACTGTGATACTTGTTGAACACTGTGTTCACAGCGTTATTGCAAATAGCTTTACAAAGATCAATGTCTGGTTCTGCTACCATGATTTTGTGGAATCTACGTGTCAAAGCACGATCGCGATCCCAATGTTTGCTGTATTCTTCTTCAGTTGTGCTGCCTATGCAGCGTATTTCACCACGACTTAGTGCTGGTTTCAAAATGTTAGCAGCATCCATGCTGCCGCTGGAGCTGCCTGCACCAACAATCATGTGTATTTCATCAATAAACAGTATGGTATTGGGTAGATTTTGCAGGGCTGTGATAACTTGCTTGAGTCGCTCTTCAAAATCACCACGATACTTGGTACCTGCCACCAAGCCTGCTAGATCCAAGCTATAGATTGTTTGAGATTCCAAACTTTTTGGAACTTGGCCGCGTACTATCAACCCAGCTAATCCTTCGACAATTTGAGTTTTGCCTACTCCAGGGTCACCTACCAGCACTATGTTGTGCTTGTTTCGTTTGCCTAGCACCTCGACCATTTCGCGTAGTTCTTGCTGACGACCAATAAGTGAATCTGTGCGTCCTTTTTTTGCACGTTCATTTAAGTTAACAGCCCACGTGTCCAAAATCTCACGCCATTGGTTGCTTTTGGTATCATTAAAGTCAGGATGAGTTTCACTAATAGCTTCGGCTATTTTTTCCTTGTCCATGCGGCAAGTTTCCAGGAAGTAGCTGGCATGGCTGTGTTCAATGCCAAATAATGCCAGCAGCATATCATAATCATGCACGTCACTGCGTCCACTGAAGAGATTCTGTGCTCGGGCATGCTTGATGGTTGTCAACAGCAGTGTAGTGTGACGTGGCATAACATCATAAACAACACTGTGATTGTGAGGATCGTTAAGATAGCTTTTGACAAGTGATGTGAGTTGAGTAACATCTCCGCCACTTGCTGTTAAAATAGCCGTTACTTCAGTTTTTTCCAACAAAGCACTTAACACATGCTCTAAAGTCACAAATTCGTGATTGAGACTTTGTGCTATTTGATAAGCACGCCTTATGGTTTGATCCAGTCGATTTTTACTCATAATTTGTCCTTGAGCTTATTGAAGTTGTTGTAAAATGCTGCGTTGGTGTGGATCAACCACAGCAGGAACAGTTACTTTGATATTCACTATCAAGTTGCCACGCTGTTGTGCGCCCATGATAGGCATGCCTTGATTGGGAACTACAACTTGGCTATTGGGCTGTGTGCCAGGTGCCAAACGCACAGCGTTTTTCCGACCATCAACACCCAGTATTGTGATTTCTGTGCCCAAAGCAGCTTTCCAAGCATCTATTGAGACATGTGCATGTAAATGTGGACCATGACGTTCAAAACGTGGATGATTTTGCACGTTGACTAAAATATATAAATCTCCAGCAGGTGCATTGGGTACACTGGCGTCACCCTGTGCGGGAAATCTCATTCTAAATCCTGACT